TGCTTGCAAAATAAACGGGATCGGCTTTACATTTTCGGATTTCATCAAGCTCTTCTGGAGTATATTCAAATACTAGATTTGCTTTTTTCCAAGCTGGATCATTATCTTTAAATGGAGAATTTTTGATTGTTTTAATATCAATTACTCCATTTTCAAAATCTTCTAATAGTTGATTAATCTTTTCAGATGTCCAAATTGCATTATTCTCAGGATCTAAATTTGAAAGTTTTAATTTAGAGGTTCCTCCACTATTTGTTATAAAATCTTTCATATTAACGAGTTAACATCATCTGAAAAATCATCAATCGAAGTTTCAGGCTTTATTACTTGAGTTAATCCGCGTTCTTGCATAACTTCAGTTTTTCGATCAGGATGAGTTAGGTGGCGAGTATCTGATGGTTTATCAATTTCCTCAACTGTTATCTCTTTTATTAAATTTTTAGTGCCGGCGGTTATATAGTATTCAGTACTTGACTCAATTAATGGAGTTACTGACTTAGATGATCCACTGCCTCGCTGTTCAATATCTTGATGTACTTTTTTATAAGTATCCTCTAGAAATAACATATAATTGGCTTGGGTTTTTACAACCATTGTTAATTTATCTTGCAACTGCCCAAATACTTCAAAAAGTCGTGGATGAGTATTACCTTGATTAATTTCTTCTGTTATTTTTTCAATTGCCATTCGAATTGTTTTTAATTGAAAAAAGATATTTTGAATATTTGAATTATCTAAAATTTGTTTCTGTTTTAAATATTCGTGTTTTTCAAGTACTCCTAATTCTACATAAAATTTAAGCATTGAATTTGTAATATCCTTTGCCTGTTTCTCAAAGTTAGAATTCATCTCTTCGAAATCAAGAGGTGGAGCCATTGCAATTTCACCTAGTTGAGAATCTGCAATATCATCTACTGGGTTCGGTCCGCCTTGGTAGGTTGATAATAGGTCTTCAAGTTCACCACGAATTTGTGCCTTTTTTTCTTTGTTAAATACTTGAGCCATGAATTATTTAATTTAATCGGTTTTCGTTTTTATCTAGTGCCGGATTGGCAAAGATTTTTATTTGTTTTACTGCCTCAATATGCTCATAGATAAATGATTCCATATAGTCAATAAATCCATCTAATATTGGATTAACTCCAAACATTTGATTAGATAGGGTCTTTTTTAAAACTTGGCCCTTATATTTAAATCCTAAATTTAGCCGACGGTCTTTTCTGTTGTATATACCCCAATAAATTGAATTTCTTATCATAATAATTTTATTTTGTTACGTTTTGATTTAACTGTTTTTATTTCAATATTAATTGGGCTAAGTTCAGTAGTTGAGATAACTTCACTATATGTATTTTGGGCACGGTCAGTCCAGCCTCCTCTAATAACTGGAAATTCATTAGAATTAATAATGATATCGTTAAATTCATCTAATCCAATTAATACTTCAGATTGAATTTGGCTAGTTGTGGAATCCGCGCCAGTTAACACAAGAGTGGCTCTATCAATTGCAGCCTTTTCATTTAGTTCAGATAATATAGTGATACTTACTGAGTCTACTCCATTTATCTCTTCTATAATTTTAATTAAATCACTTTTTGGAACTCGATCATATCTACTTAATTTAATAAAATATTGACCAATTGCATTGGTTACATCAGATTTAATTATATCATTTGAAACATCTTCAAACCCAATAACACTTATATTTAAAACATATTTAGTTATGATTGGATCAATAATTATAATATCTGTGGAAATCATTTTAGTACCAGATCGTTCTATAAAATTTAAAAGTTGGTTTTTTTGATAATTTGTTAATTTAAACTTATCCGTATTTAGTTTAAAATAGTCACTACCGTTTGTAAATAACTGTGAAACATCTGGTATTAAAAATAAATTAATCATACGAGCAAGTGAAGAACCTCCAAGTGCAGCAGTTATAGTAGGGGCAGCAACTGTTGCTGAATTAGTACCGGTTGATGGTAAAGCCACACCAGTAATCGGGCCAGTAACAACCAGGCCAGTAGCAGCAATTGTAGCAGGTATAGTATTCGCAGTTGGCGCAGGTGGTGGAGCTAAAAATACTCGAATTGTTGAAAACATTTGTAATTTTTGTAATAAGACTTCATAATTATCTACATTAATTAGTGCAAAATTCTTAGATGTTTTCGGTGCAATTAATCGGGTTAATTCAAGCTCTTCTGGGTCAACTCCAAAACTTGGAGGACTTATTGTTGTAATTTCCAATACTGAATTTAGGTCAATTTCATCGCCTACTATTGAAAAACCGGTTTCGTCAAATGTAAAATTAATTTGTCTAACATCATCTACTTTAATATTGCCACCAGCTCCTTCTGAGCTAAGATATTCAACAACAATAGTAGAGCCAAGAGTTGGTATTTTACCAAATGAGCCATTTCCAAAATACAGATCTAATCCATTAGTTATTCCAGTTTTAATAATAAAACCTTTATCTCCTCTTGGAATATCTAATAGGGACTCGTATTTAGTCCACATTTCTCCATTTACATAAACATTTACTTTAAAATTATCAACATAATAATTATTTTGTAAACCCATTTGGTAACTCTCAAATGCAATACCCTTTGCGGTAAAGGTTTGGGACTGAACCTCCCCCTGTCTAATACCTAAAACCGTTAGGGCTTGTGAATCAGTTAAATCAAGTCGAAGTTCATCTTGTGGTAATTCAAGCACATATTGAAGTCCATTATTTGTACACTTAATCTTAAGTAAATCATTTAATATTATGATATTATTTTCAAATGTTACCCCAGTTTTTGGTTTAATTCTAATTTGGGCAGTTGCCCCAATTGCCCGGCTTGGATTGTGTCCAGCTAAACTAGCTAATGAGTAGATAGAAGATGCTCTAGAGGCTTCATAAATATTAAGTTCAGTAATTGAATCTTCAATATAATAAAAAATTAATTGACTTAAGTTTTCAAAAACAATTAATAATTGACCAAATGGAGAAGCTGCAGTAAATATTGTTTTACTTTGTTTAAAGGTTTCCTGTAAAAAACCAATAGTTTCACCTAAGATATCACCGATTCTTATTTTAAGGCTTGTAAATAGCCTAAGCGAATTATTTTGAGTTGATAAATTAGCCATTATCTTGAGACTTCTTTTTAGTTATTTATAATCCCAATATTTATTACCTAATTTTTGATACCAGATAAATAATTATAGTATATTATTATTATACTAATTGGGGGCGACCGGATTTGACGTTAGTTATCCAATTGAGTCTGCATGTCGAGGATGATACTTAAAGCTCGTAAACCTGGTATTACTGTAAGTTAATTGACAACAATATAACTTTCTGGAGCCTTGTTAACCAAGTTAACACTCCAGCTACTGAAGAGCTTTTATTAGCTGCATAAGTGGTAAGCGGCAACTGCTTAAGTAACCCAAAGTTGCAAACCGATATGATCAATATCGTTAAAAGTGATATAGAAGATAAGTTCTCAGTAAACCGACCTATTCAATAAGGGAACTGTGAAGTTTGTTAGTTTAGCAAAATTAACTAAGCATGTAAACGAAGGCCTAATTTGAGGCTATACGGACGAGAGTTCGAATCTCTCCGCCTCCACACCACAATCTTTTGCAAACAAGTCTTTATGGCTTGTTTGCTAAATGAATTGTTAGATAGAAAAACTTAATATAAATAACTATATGACAGGACTACAAAATGGAACCAAATTAATTTGGACCTTGGTAATTATAATTGTAATTTTAATTGTATCGCTGTGCATTTCAATTGACCCAGACCAGTCAGACAAATATAGTGAAGAAAAGTCACAAATTGATAGCTTATCAAAGATTATCTCTAAATTAGAAAAGGATCAACTTAAATACGATAGCCTAATTATTGGATATCAACATAACTTAGTTGTTGCAGATCAACAAATTGACTCAACTAAAAATAAAATAAAAGAAATACAAAATTATTATGGTAAGAAAATTAAAGATATTAGTCGGGCTACTCCTGTTGAGCTTGATGACTTTTTCACAAATCGCTACAAATAAAAAGGTTCACTGCTTTCCGGATAGTATTGCAAAACGAATTGCAATAGATTTATTAAGAGGCGACTCGGCTAAAATAGAATTAACTAAAACTATTATATTAGTAAATCAGTTAGAAGAAAAGAATTTAACTAATGAGAGACTGATTAATACATATGTTTCTAAAGTAGCTAATTTTTCATCACAAATTGATTTATATCGACAAAAAGAGGTTAAATACACACAAATTGTTACAGGTTTAGAAAAGGACGTTAAGAAAGAGCGCAGTAAGAATAAAATTATAAAAATTGCAGCTGGTGTATTTGCAGTATTAGCAGTAATTGGATTTGCCTCAAATTAATTAATAAACTATGAATACCCTAAATACCGATGATATATTTTTAAGAAATTTAACAATTTCTTTGCTTGACTTATTAAATAGTGAAATGCATCTTACAATTTCTAGAGCAGATCATAAAGAGACATTCTCAGTGCCATTTCTATATAATTTTGCAACAGATGAAGGTTTCTTAAAAGATTTCTATGTAGGTTTACCAGATAACTGTGAAATACCTGTAGCCGAAGGAGCTTACGATATTATTCCCAGGGGAATTGTATCATTGACTTCATTTGAGGTAACTTCTGCTGATATTACAAATAAATTTGTTCGAGGCCAGTTTTCCGATACTGAAAAAGGTGAAAATGATTCAAATATTCTTACTGGATATTCAGCTCAACTCTATACACTGCCGCTCTCTGTAAAATTTGATATTAAAATTATTTGTGATAATTTAAATAAAGCATTTAAAATTGCTGAACAGTTATTAGACATATATTATTCAAATAGAGTAATGTATTTTCAATATAATGGAGTTAGAATTCCTGCTCAATTTTCATTTCCATCTACTGAAACCATTGATAAAAAATATTCAACATTTACAATGAATACTGATAATAAAATATATGTTTCATTATCAGTTGCAGTTGAAACGTATTTCCCTAGTTTTGAAAAAACTTCTAAACGTAAAAGTTCTAATGTTATGGAAAGAATTAGTATAAGTAAAAAAGATTCAGTTAATAACAACACACTAACTCGTAGTTGGGTTGATCAAACAACTGGCCAAGATCCAAATATATGAAATATCTAGTAGAGTTTAAAACATTTACAATTACCGAAGGTGGAAATGCCTTTCCGGATGCACAAAGCCTTACTCGTGCAGAAGTTGAGCCAGCGTTTGCTAAATTCCAAGAGTCAATGACTCAATTATTTGGAGAAGCTGAACTTGAATTAATTGGTTCATGGAAACAAAAAGAGATTTCTGGAGATCTTGATGCACTATTTTATTCAGGGCTTAGCTTGCCTGATATATCAGCAAAAATTCAAACTGCTGGATATGAAACAAAAATATTTTATGGATTTAATATTGTTTCAGTTAAATTTGAAATTTCCACAGGGCGCTTTGTACAATTTGATATGTTTGTTAAACCATTAGACACAAATCGTAATATAAATGATATTTTTTATAAGTCAGTTGATGAAGAGGGCTATTCAACTAAGCACAGAGTCTTTTTGATATTTTGTGCACTAGACTCTATGCAGTTTGATAAGATTGAAAAGAACAATACTGTAACCCAGTTTAAAGGCTATATGTTTAGACCAGATGGAATATATCAATTTACTAAAGAATTAAAAAAGATTAATTATAAAATAGTTGATCGTCAACTTATTGCAGATACAATTCCTGAAATTTCAGATATATTATTTGGAAAAAATTATCCATATGCTAAATGGAACACTTACGAAAAGACACTTGCTTTATTAACAGTCGCTAGTCAAAGTACTAATCCTAAATTAAATATGCCTCTTATTTTAAAAGAGTATCGAGCTAAATTAGAAGAAGAAGGTTTAGTAATCCCAGGCGGAATCGATTAGTCGAAATCTAATTCCAAATCAAAATTGTAATAACTAAAAGTTGCGGTAAAAATGCTAAACTTTGGAACTATTGATGAATAATTTAGGGTTAATTCGCTAAGCTGTTTAAGCTGAGGCCGGTTAAACAATACTGAACTTACTGCATAACCTTCATTATTTAAAAGAGTTAATCGGATTGGGCTAAAAAATGGATGGTTATTATTGGCAATTGGCGCAACCGTTAATGATTGGCCAAGTGAAGTATTGCCAGCATAAGAGGTTGAGGTGTTTGCTGGTTCTAAATAATTTAGTGCATTATCTAAAAATATAAAATAGTTAAGATATGCATCAGTTAACTTAAAAGTTAATTTTAACTCTCTAGTAAACATATCAGCAATAGGTTTTGCACTTTGCACTTCTTGAATTTTGCCTAGTGTTCTAGTTTGAGTAGGTAAGACCGTTGTTAAACCTGGAAAATTAACTCCTTGAATAGTAGATGCCATAAAATCTGAAATTGATTTATATGGTAATAATAAATTTCGATAATATTTATCATATCGAGTTTGAACCTCAGCATTAAAAAAATCCTGTGGTAAATTTATTAGAAATCCATTCTGTCTTGAGTTTAAAATCATATAGAATTATCTATACGAGACCAAGTATTTTCTTTAATTGAGATATTACCGAGTCTGCTGTAATTAATTTAGAACATTCAAATTGCCTATCTGTACCTTTGTGTACCGGACACCAATTCCAATCACTTGGATCTAATCTGTGAGTATTAAAACAGCCTGAGCACTTACCAACAGGTGAACAAATTCTAGTTGTATTGGTAAGTGGTTCAGTATAGTCATGTGAGAATCCTGAAATTAGGATAGTTGGAGTTCCTATTGCCCAAGATAACCAACTAAGTCCGCTACCTATTCCAATAAAAGCCTCAGACTTTGAAATTTCAGAAATAGCATCTTCAATTGGACCACTTGGTAATTTTCTAATACCGGTTGGATGAATATTTCCCATATAACCAGAATCTTCTCGCGAAATTAGGACAACTTCATAATTATTGGCACGGCAAAAGTCAACAACCTCTTGCCAGCCAGTTGGATTATTCCAATATTTAGCCTGACAAGTTGCATGAATTGCAATTGCAACCTGTTTCTTTTTATTCTCGGTTGGGATATTTAACTTTGGGGGTACTTCTTTATATTCAAGCCCTAAAATATCAAATGCACTTTTTTGCATCGCTTGATTTTTAGTCTCTTTAGGATTCATATTTGGATTTAACTGGCCGGTTTCAGCATAATACCAACCAAGAGTATATAGAGCTTTGACATTATGGACCTCATCTCCAGGCTTGATAAATTCTATTTCCGGATAGGTTTTTTCAAAAAAATCATTTTGAAAAGTAGAGCATATAACTTTACAATTGTGTTTTTTACGAAACTCTTCAACTGCTGGAAACCAGGCTAGGGTATCGCCCAATGATTTTGAATCAAGTGAAATATAGACACGTTTACCTGATAAATCTAATTTTTGGCTAAATATAATATCGCCAGATGAAATCTCTTTTACGGTAATTAACCAATCAACAAAATATTGTTTACTGGTTTTAATCCACATACTATTTGAAATTTCTCCAGAGTGTTCAACTTTGCCAGTTGACTGATCAATAAATTCAACCCAATATCGGTTAGGTTCACCTCCAGATAATTCAACATGAGCTCCTCTAACGAAATGATGGCCAATATTTAAGGGCTTGGCAGTCTCTAAGTTCACACGATTAATGATTTCAGATCGACTATTAATGTGATCAATTGCCTCTTTTGCAATTTTATCCCAATTAAAATTTTTATGGATTTCCTTGGCCTGGGATAGTGCCTCCTTTTTATATTTAACCCAATTTGTATAAGCTGATCGCATTACCTTTGCTAGGTCTACAAAGTCAGGTTCATAATAGTTTCCAATACTCTCATTAAAATGAGCATAGGTACTTTCGCTAATTGACCTTTCACCAACTATTTTAACGGGTAAACCTTTACCTTCTGCAAATTCTAATTGAGCTGAGCAGTTTGAATAGATTGATGGAGTTCCACAAGCCATTGCCTCAATTAATGGAAGATTCCAACCTTCTGCTCGGGCACATGACAGAAATACGTTAGTTGACTTTAATAATTTAATATATTCTTCTCTAGGCGGTAAGTGTAATACTTTAAGTCGGTCATCTGTAAAGTTATAATGAGCAAGTCTCTCTTCTGTACTCGTTAGCCCATCACCAGAGTATGGATTATCGATACTTAATATTAGGTCAACCGGTTCGTCTTTTGAAAATTCAGATAAAAAAGTTTCTATTAATTCTTTAGTTGACTTTCGGTAATCCCATCTTCCAAATATAGAAAAGGTAAATCTGCCAGTGCTTGTTAGTGGATGACTAACCTCTTCTGGAAAAAATATCTCAGAGTCAACTCCTTCTGGTATAACAAATATTTTATCAGCTGGATAGCCTTGAGCAATCGTACAGTCGCGTTGCCATTTTGAAGGAACCCATAATTCATTAAAGTCTAATAGTCTATTAAAAAAAGCTTCAGGTTGTAAAGTTGATTCCCAAACATTATATGCAATTGAATAACCTTGATAGTCTTGATAAAAATAGTGATGATTTGTTTCATTTAAAACTAAGTTAATATCCGGTTTGCCTGGATTATGCCATTTTTTATAAATTGGATAGTCGGAAAGTCTCTTATTATGATCCCATAAACTTTGTTGAACTAACATGGTTTTTAGGGTATTATCTAAATAAGGCTCGCCATTATGAGGTTCATCTGAATAATTAGTCCAGCTTTTACCTACTGTAAAATTTCTAACTTCAACTGGTGTATATTTTGATAGGGTTTTAAAAAATGACTGAGCATGATTATTATAACCAGTAGTTCCAATAAACGAAGTATGCGCCTTTATTTTTAAATTTGACATATAATTAAATCTTTTAAGATTATACTTATATTACACTAGTGGTTTTTAATATTAGTTAAAAGTAAACTCTATCCATTCGGATAGGGTTTCATTCCAGGTATAGTTACCACTACTTGGATAAGCTACTTGTGATTTCCATTTAAAATTAGCATCTAATATCCAACTCGGAAAGGGTTTAGGCGATATAAAAACATTATTAATTTCATTCCAAGTGTCACCAATTCCAGCATATTTATTCCTGAAATTAGAATTATAAGAGGTTTGTCTTACCGTATCATAATCATAAATACCTTTAATATTTAGGGAGTCTATTAAGTCAATACCTAATTGTTCAACCTCAACTCCATTATCTGTAATTGTATTATTATCAACTATAATTACGGCAACTACAATAGTTTCTTTTATAAGTGCAAAATGTGCCATTTATTGGAATTTATATTTTATTATTACAATACCCGATCCACCATTACCTCCATGTAAAGATCCACCGCCGGCTTCTCCATATCCACCTCCACCGCCTCCGGTATTTACAGTTCCATCTACTCCATTTGTGCCCGAGCCCCCAGTTGCTCCAGCTCCACCGCCGCCAGTACCACCAGAGCCAGCTGACCCGCCTGTATAAGTTGAACCGCCGCCTCCGCCTCCGTAATAGTTACCATCAATTGCTGATAAAACGCCTGCACCGCCATTACCTCCATAAACTATACCAGAATAATATCCATTTCCTCCAACTGCACCAGCTCCTCCTCCACCACCAGCTCCATAATCGCCTAATCCTAATTCGCCGGTTCCGTCTCCTCCTGCATTACCTTGGCCAGCTGTACCCGAAGCTCCGGCGATTGATGAACCGTTACCGGTAACACCCGCGCCTCCGCCGCCTGATCCACCAGATAATGGTGCGGCGTAATGTGCACCACCTCCGCCACCGCCGTATGCTGTATTACTATCAAAAGATGAATTCGTACCAGTACTACCAGTATTAAAATAGAAATATGCACCAGCTCCTCCACCGCCAACTACTACTGAATAGGTTGTTGCTCCTGAAGATAAAGCATAACTTGTGTTTTCAATAACACCGCCACCTCCACCGCCGCCGCCAATATATTGTCCGCCGCCACCTCCACCACCTGCAACTACTAATATTTCAAACTTATTATTTGGAGCAGTTCCAATTGTACTAACTACAAAATTAGCATCAGATAAAAAAGTATGTATTTTATAATTGCCAGAAGTTGTTACAGTTCCGCCAGTAGCTGATGTAAATCCACCAGCTGAGGTTGTTGTAGTGGTAGTTGATGTAGTTGGAAAAGCTACGCCCGTAATTTTTGAAATAGAGCTTAGCGAAATTCCATTAAGTTTAGAAATGCTTGTAGTAGTTACTCCGTTAATTTTCATAACTTTATGTTAATTCAATCCAAGTTCTATCTGGATTAAAGTAAATTATTATTTTTGAGTTTGTATTACTGTCCCAAAAAGTATGCCCTATTATTCTAACTGCATTACCTGAGCCGGTTGGTGCGGTTTTCGTCATACTGCCTGCAGTTATAGCCATATATAAAGGTTCTCCAGATTTTACAACGGTTGCATAGGTAGCAGTTTCAACAAATCCATTAATTAATATAGAAGTTGCATTAGCTGCGGTTGAAGATTTAACACAAATACCTAACATACTATATGCAGCGGCTGAGGTTGCTGTGGTTGCATCAGCTAATTCCCAAGTTTCATTTTGTGTTCTATAACATAATTGACCAAAGGTAATTGTACCGGCTGCTATTTCTGAATATAGTACAGTACCTTGATAATAATTACTAGTCCATGAATTTAAATCTCCAAGTACAGAGGTTACTCCATCTTGTATTGTTCCAGCTAATGGAGTTGGATTATATCCAGCAACTAATGAAGTTGTTGTAGCTTTTATATTAGTTCCATCATCGGTTATTGTTGAATTACCGATAGTTGAAGAAGATGTAAATTTAACAAGGGTATTACTTGTTCCAGAAACAGCAACAGAAGTTCCACTTGAACCGGATGTTCCACTAGAACCGTTTGATCCAGTTGCGCCACTTGATCCAGAAGTTCCACTAGAACCGCTAGAACCATTTGATCCAGTTGCACCGCTTGATCCGGATGTTCCACTTGACCCATTTGAACCAGTTGCACCGCTTGAGCCTGATGTTCCACTTGACCCACTTGAGCCATTTGAACCAGTTGCACCGCTTGAACCGGATGTTCCATTTATTCCAGAAATGCCGGAGGTACCACTTGAACCGCTTAAACCTGAACTACCGCTTGAACCTGAAGAACCAGAAGTTCCCGAGCTACCGCTTGAACCTGATGTTCCACTAGAACCATTTGATCCAGTTGCGCCGCTTGAACCAGAAGTACCACTAGAACCTGAAGTTCCAGAAGAACCGCTAGAACCTGATGTTCCACTAGAACCGTTTGATCCAGTTGCACCGCTTGAACCAGAAGTTCCACTTGAACCATTTATACCAGAAGTACCACTTGAGCCTGAAGAACCAGATGTTCCACTAGAACCAGAAGTACCAGAAGTTCCAGAGCTACCACTAGAACCGGAAGTTCCAGAGCTACCACTAGAACCAGAAGTTCCAGATGAACCTGAGTTACCCGAAGTTCCAGACGAACCACTAGAACCTGAAGTTCCGCTAGAACCAGAAATACCAGAAGTTCCACTTGAACCGCTTAAACCACTTGAACCAGATGT